ATATTCAGCATCTGCCATAGCATGTTCAGGAGAGTCTATCATTCTTGCAAGTCTTTTCTTACCACTCTTCTTAAAGTACAACCTGTATGTACTTGCATGTGCCACTACGTTACCACCTATTGGTTTGATTGGATCACCAAACATCATACTTGGATCACTTTGTACTTGGTTAGTAAATACTACAGCACATCTAAAGTAAAATGATATGTTTTTGATATGACTCATAAGCCTTGCTATCTGCATCTGTCTTTCTGCTAAAGTTCCTCTGCCTAAATATTCTTCCCTAAACTGTCCTATTGCACCATCTAAAATAACTAGTTTAGGTTTCTTATTATCTAAAATTTTACTTAATCCGTTAATTGTACCCATAAGTTGTTCTGTATTTGGGCAGTATAGGTAGGTGATTTGATTAAGATAACCACCTATCTCTTCGTCATCTTCTGCATAATCTCTTGCCTTTAACATCTCAGCAAGTCTGTTTGGCTTGAACGTGTCTTCACAGTCTATCCAAACTACATTGTTTCCATCATGGATAGTCTCAACTGTAAGAGAGTTACAGAATTGTGTTTTACCTGCTCCAAACTCCCCATAGACTTCATATGTTGCTTCTGGTCTAACACCACCGCTGATAAGATTATCAACCTCATCACATTTTGTTGAGATGACAGGATATGCTTTTTGATACTCCCACAAGTCAGTGGTACTCATATCACTTCTTCTGATAAGACCGTTTTCTTCCAACAACTTTTGTGATTGAAATACCCAAGAGTCACAGGTTGGTTTTGCCACACCTGTAATTTCTTTAATCTCCTGAGAACCTCTAATACAAAGGTCTATGAGTGAGGTTACACCGAAGGTCTCTAGTTTTTTCTGAGTTACAGAACCCACACCTTTAAGCTGGTCTACTCCCATTTCAACTGGAGTCTGAGTTTCGTCCAGTGCTTCTTCTGACTCACTAGAGTTGTCTTCAATAACCATCACATTATACTAACTAACATACTCCAATATTAATCTTACTACATTCTTGTATGTGTGCCGTCACTGTTGAGTTTTAACACCTGTGTCTCCCATTTTGATATGGTTGACTCTGCCTTTTCCTTGGACATACCACTATTAATCAGTGCCTTCTCAAACTCTCCAAGTCTTACATTACCTTCTACATTCTTGCAGGAGTTCCATACAGTTAGTATATCATGTTCCTTTACCGACTTGCCGTCAACAAATATTTGGGTTTGTACACCACCTTGACTAATACTGCTACCAAATGATTCATATTGTTTTTCAAGTAATAATTTTATGATATTAATATCACTTACATCAACCTCTTCCTTAAAATGTAGTTTTGCATATGCCATACTAAGTCTTACTATTGCCTCAAGTTGTCTTGTTCCGATTGGAATATCACTCTTGGAACTTACTTTTCTCATCCTTTCATAAATATCTAATAATGATTTTTTGGCATCCTCAGTAAGTTTTGGTTTAAATGATTTTGCATAGTTTAAATATTTTGACAAGTCATCCTGTTTCAAATAACAATCACCATCCATAGACATTTCAAATGAATTTAAGATATGGTTTGCCTTCATACGGTCACTTGTCATACTTACCTTGTCCTGTATGAGCCAGATCAAGTCAAACCTGCTTAGGAGTGGTGCTGGTATATTGATATTATCTCTTAGAGAGTTGTCACTGTCATACATACCCCACTTTGGATTGGCTGCTGCAAGTACACTTGTACGACTTGGTAATGTCATTGCAATTCCTGCCTTTGCTATACTTACTGTTTGTTGTTCCATTGCCTCATGCATTGCACTTCTGTCATCTTCACCCATCTTATCAAACTCGTCTATACATGCAAGTCCACCATCACACATTGGCAATACCCCTGCTTGTGCAATACTTCTACCATCACTCATCTTTACGATTCCTATGGTTAATCCTGCTGCTGATGAACCCCTGCCACTGGTGTAGATTGACTTTGTCACTAACTTACTTGCAAATTTTAACAACTCACTCTTTGCCATACTTGGATCACCTATTAAAAACAGGTTAATATCCCCCCTCTTTTGAGTCTTAACTCCACCTGCCAACTGCAACAGTATGCTTAACTTAATATCATTGTAGCCAAATATTGCTGGTGCGAATGAACCTATTATTTTATCTATAAATCCATCCTGTTTTGAATCACTTTTAAGTTGTTTAATCTCGCTCTCATCTGGCAACGTTGGTTTGTTTTCATCCATATCCTGAACTGACATAATGTCTATAAACACTTCATGTTCATTTTTCTTAAAGTCAACAGCAGTTCTAAACAGACCTGTAATCAACTTCTTTTGACCTACATATGATGTTCTAACCAATTTACCTACCAGTTTACCTGTAAATATGACTGGTGAACTCTTTTTACTCTTATCCATAGGCTCCTGCATTAATATAGTCTGTATATCATCAGTAATCATCTCGCTGGTTCGTATCAATGTTTTAGCCTTTTTACATGATGGGTTGGAACATACTGGTACAATTATAGTTCTATCAATGGTACATTTCTCATCATATTCATTGCCACAAAGAGGACAGTCAAATTTAGCCTCTTTAATATAAGATTTTGGTGAATCAGTTGCCAATACCTGACACTCAAATGTAACTGTAGTGTTCTCATGTTTGGTGTTAATATCATGCATGTTCATCAACAGTTCACCAATAAGATTGATTTTAACTGCTTCAAATGAGGAACGAATTAATTCCAAATTACCATCTTTATGTGACTTTACATGATAAATAGCCTCACGTAATGAATCTAAAAAATCATTTGGATATTGTAAATATATGTCTATGAATCCTTTTTGTGAAGGGTTTATTGATATTTTACTGTTTGGTCTAAGAGTATCTATAACATCAGTATATCTGTTATCTATTAATGCTTGTTTTAAAACATCTATCTTTGCTGAGTCAGTATACTCTACTGATTTTTCATAATCGGTCATACCCTACTCTCCAACTCCATTCTCAATTTATTTGCAAGTTGTGATATTCTTTTGTTTGTTTTTATCAAGTCGTCATTTGACATGTCCTTGATACAGTCGTGCCACAAGTCAATCCTGTCCATGACTCTAGGGTATTTAGAGTTACTTACTTTTTTATAACTTTTTACATATTCATCCAGTGCTATTGCCAGAAACAGACTGAATGATGTATGCTTTGGTCTAAGAGTATCAAACGATTCAAATATTGGTCTTGTACTTGGACTGATTGATATTGCTGTTATCTTTGAAAACTTCACAAAGTTATATAACTTTGAGGATATATATGTGTATCTGAAAAAAATAAGGATATTTAGAGAGTGTAGTACAGAAAAAATAAAGTTATATAATTATATAACATTGTTGTGACTAGAAAACATGAAGTTATATAACATATTCGTGACTAGAAAGTTATTTAATTATTTAACTTATAATTTCGGTAAGAGTGGAAAAAATAAAAAATATAGTTGTTATTACTGTTTAAACAGTAACTTGTTCTGATTCTAACCAAGTTCTAATTCCTTGATTCTCTAGTTTTTGAACCATCTGTGTTGCTTTGTTGATTGCCATTAAAGATTTTTTAGTTTGACCATCTTTTATCCAGCAAATATTGATAAACATATGGACGTTTGGTTCTTTGTAAATATAAACTTGTCTAATTATACAAGAGTTATAACACCAGTTTATATAGTTCTGTATTATTACAATGAGGGCATGTTTCTTTTATAACCTCTTTTGCCTTTACCATAAACTTTAAACATTGATGTATGTTTCCACCACTTCTGACACCAGCTATAAACATTAATTCCATTATAGGCAATCCATTATCATGTTCTTTTAAGACATTGATTATTTTAGTTCTGGTTGGTATTTTTACATCCTTTGTACCTGTATCTATAACACTTTTCAATGTTTTCTTTTTAGGTCTGATTACTTTAGATATGACCATGTATAATCCCCTTCTCTGCATTGAATGATAATGTCAGTGTACCAAGTTGTGAACCTATAATCTCATTCTTTCTATCCATATAACCATCAGTGTTTTCTATCAAAGTCTTACAGAATGTACCTGTATTACCCAGATGTATGTCTCTCTCCCAAGTCTTACCACTGTCCCAATCAAAATCATACACCAATTCTGGTTGGTATCTCTTTTGGTGCAGGTGTCCACAAAGGAACACATCATAATATGCATTATGTTTCATCTGTTCCATCATTCTTTCAGGCTTGCCACCACCACTTCCATGTATAAACAGTATAGCCCATTGTGATAATATTTTTTTATTGTATTTTATTTCAAGTCCAAGAACACCACGACTACCCATAAATGTAAGTTTGTTAGGAGTACACATTGTATTTTCTAGGTATGCCCTAGTGATTTGAGGTATCTTATAGTCATGATTACCATGGAAGAACCCCCACACCTTTTCATTCTTTTGCTGCTTATGAATGTCAATTAACTTCTGTGTCATGTCTTGCCACCTTTGTCGTTGGTTGTCTATGTCATGTTCTAATGACATATCTGGATTGAATCTTTTATCAAATGTTGTAATTGCATCAAGTGCATCTCCTCCAAAAAATGTATATCTGTTCTTGTCCCTGCATATTGCTTTCAATCTTTTATTGTACAAGTCCTCATCAAAGCCAGCATGACCTATGTGAATGTCACTTATAGGTTCCAAATGAATTATATCGTCTTTTTTCTCAAGATTAATTGTAATTTTCTTTGAAAACATACGACATTTATAAAATAAACTTAAATATAAACTTATACATATTTTGCATAATGTGAATCATGTTTCCAAAATTTCTTTATCGTGTAGGCTGTCATAAAGTTACCAACATAATCCAACTCACTTAATGTTTCATTGTTTGGATGATATAATTTTTTATGATAATCATACTCATCATTTTTACAATAACCAAAACTGGTTTTTATACATAGTGGACATATGGTATAATCCTTTTTTGTACTTTTAGTCTCTTTAGGTTTTATAATATTATTGACACACCAATCACCATCCTTATTTTTATGATTGACTAATTGCCACTTGCCACTGTGATCATACCAAGTCTTATTCCAACTAAGATCTCTCTTGCCACATTTATTACATGTTTTCACGTATTGTAGTGACACTTTAGTTTATTTAATTGTTGCTAATAATCTTTCACATGCTTTGATTCTATGTTCATATTTTCTATCACCTGTAACATTGAACATATCTTCATTGTATAATTTTACATGTGCCCAATCTTCGGCATGTTGTTCATCTGGATTCATAAAAAGAAAAAGGTAGGATCTATTTATTAGTTTTTTGGTGGAAACATACTTAGACATAACATCATTCTGCCTGTCTTCTCTGCTTCTCTCTCAACTACATAGGCATCCAAACCGTCTGCTGCATCTTTGTCAACACATTTTTGTACAACATCTTTCCAGTAATCACTCTTGGCTTGACCAATGACTGTTTTACCGAAACTATGTCGCAATCCCTCTGTCGTACTTATTTCTGCAACTTCAGCACCTACTTCATCAACGTTCTTGATATGAAATCCCTGTATGGTAATTTTATCACCAGCTACTAACTTTGTGGAATTTGTTGTAGAACCTTTGATGTCTAGAACTTCGCTTACGTTCATAATATAATAATAAAAAAAGGATTATATAAATCTATTTGTTTATCATGTTTGTCAATCCCATGAATTGATCCATCATCTTTGACCTAATTTGACCAAATCTGTCTCCATTGACATCCTCTTGAGGATAAATAGATTTTGTTTTGTGATGTGCTACAAGGAAAAACTGATCCCAATATTCTGTTATCTTCTTGACATCATCACTAACTTCCACTTCAGGTAGTTTTGTTATTATAGGTGTCTTTCCCCATCCACCACTATTGGTTAATGTACCCTGCTGTTTGTAGGGGGTAAATGTTCCACCTTGTTCCTCAAAACATTCCTTGTCGGCACATATTGCTTTAGGTTCTTTTTGATAGTATATGTCGTCACCAACTCTCCAGTCGCTTCCACATATCTTACACTGACCTGCAAACTTGCCCTTTATTCGTGTACCCATGATGACATATATATTTCACAATATTTATATGTTGTGAATAGTGTATGTTTTCATGATTAATTTCTTTACTAAAAATATAAACCATAAAACATATACCGACATCATTGAACGAACCATAATGTTAAACGGTCATGATGGTAACCATAAAAGTAGTTATGAGGCACTTGAAAGGTTCAGAAAGGACTGGACACTTAATATCATTCCTGTAACATCACAAGAAGATTTTAAGGCATTCTACAATCACCTAGATATTGAAGTTAGTGATGGTATAGCATGGGGTGTGACAGGATATAAAGTGATTTACATGTTTGTCAATGATAGTAAGAATCCATTCATATTAAGACAAAATATAATGCCACTAGCACATGAATTATTACATGCCATTTATCAGGATGCAGTTGGTACTTTTCATATTACTAGAAAATACGATGCACCAGAAGGTAGAGCAGGAAGCAGGGGAGCAGCAGCAAGTGTTATTGTGCATGACAACTGGTATGGAAGTAAGAAAACTATCAAGTTTTGGATAAGATATGGGTTAATTTGGCTTCCGATAACTATACCATTTCAACCTATCAAACAAGCCAAAAAAGACTATCCTATCTAAGTGTAAACATTCAGTTTCCGCTGTTCATTTTTTATAGTTCATTTTTTCTTTATATTCTATACACCCCTAAAAAAGGAGCTTTTTGTAGACTTTATATTCCATACACCTCTAATTTTAGAGCTTTTCAAGCATAAAAGTTTATATAATATTGTATAAATGATTACATTATGGCACGTAGAAAGATAGGAAATTCTCATACAACCATATGTGTATCTTGGGAAGATAAGGAATTATTTAGGAAATTTGCCCAATTTGTAAAGAAAACTAGAACTGGAGACCTTTATGAGAGTGATGCAGTACTCTTTGCAAAGATGTTAAATCATTTCAAGAATAATAATAATATGGGCGATAAACCAAATACAACATATCCATCTAAATCTTAGATTTTAATAAATCTTCAAGTACCCACCCTGCTTTATTCAAATCCCTTCCAATCCACCTTATGATGACATTAGGTTTAAGCAATTTAACACATTTAGCATGTAGTGGGATTAAAGTTGGTGTAGTCACCCTCCATTTTCCGTTCATTTGGTTGACTATGAGCATTGAATCACTATAAATTATAATATTTTTTCTAGGATAAACATTATTCACATATCTTAATCCATACAACATTGCATAATATTCTAATTCATTATTTGTATAATCTTTACCTTTTTCTCTTATTATTGTTTTATCACCATCTACGAGACATATTCTATTCTTATGAGTACCTGCATCTACATAGATTCTTTCTTTTTTTTGGTATATTCATTTCTACAGGTGTTACTACAATAAATCCTTTGCCTTCCCTTATATCTCCATGGTAATATGGCATTACATTCTACACAATAGTGGTC